GCATGATGCACATCGGCAAACACAGTCATGGCGTCACGCATCAGCTCGACGTTTTCCAGCTTGCTCGTTCCGTAAGTCTTCATTTCCTTGGCAAACTTGAGTGCCTCGGAGTTCGATTTATCGCCAAGGCCGAGCGCCTTGACGCGTGTCGTCTCGGTGCTGTAATGCTTCGCTTCGGACAGCGCGCCTTTAATCGGCATCGCCATGGCCATCCCGGTGGCCGACGCGCCGATGCCGGCGCCGGCCAGATTCGCCGCCGTGGAACGGGTCTTGTCCATCTGCTGGCGCGCGGCACCCATGCGTTCCTGTTGTTTGGTAATTGCCGCCAGTTTCGCCTGCTGCGCACCAAGTTGCTCATTGGTGGCCGCAATGCTGTTGCGCAAAGCGCGTTCGTGCTTGCCCATGCCTTCGATGCTGATGCCGGCGGCAGACATGCGGTCTCGCAGGATCTGCAGTTCCTGACTCTGCTGCTGATTCGCTTCCTTGATCGCGCGCGCCTTGTTGACTGCACGGTCGAATTCCCGCGTCATCGAACGCGTCGGATTTTCGACTTCCTTCATACGCAACGCCAGATCCTTGACGCTCTGCTGCGCCTCTTTCAGCCTGTTGGTGCCTTCCTTCAACCCCGTGCGCAGCTCGCGGAACTCCCCAACCATCTTTTGTTGGGCGTTCAGCTCCTTGAGCTGGTCACGGGTTTCCTTCAGTGCGCGAGCGGTGGCTCCGCTCTCGGCCTTGATCGCCTTGAGCGGTTTAGTGATCTTGTCCAGCATGTCCCAGACGACTTTGATCGTTAAATTGTCAGCCATTTATTTATCCGCTCCACTTCGCACTCTGGCGCGTTCGCGCCAGTCCATCAATTCCGGGATCGTCATGCCGTTCATCACGTCCGGCCCCCAATGGAACACGGTCGCGATGTCCGCCATGGCATCGTCGGTCAGCTCGGGAATGCTTCCCGTCGCTGCGCAGTCGTCAGCAAAAAACTTGCCACCGCTACGCCGAACTGCAACAAATCAGCCGGTGCCAGGTTTTCAACATCTTGCTGATTGAGCATCGGGCTTGTGACGCGCGGCAGGACACGATGCAGTGCCGTGACATCCATGTCGCCCAGGGCCGAGAGCGAAACGCCGCGCAGTTCGCCCGCGCCAGGCTTGCGCACCACGACCTGGGTGATTTTGGTGTCGCCGCGTGTGATCGGTTCGTCCAGCGTCACGGTGCGGCTGGTCAGATCTTGCTGGGGTGTTGCAGTGGTCTTGCTCATGTGAACTACTCCTGTGAGGTAATTTAGCTATGAAGGAAAAACGATGGACTGGCCGATGACTACAGACCGATAGCGGTGCGAATCTTGCTGTTGTCCGAACTGCCGAATGTTTCCGTGCCATTGATGAAGTCCAGCTCGATGCTGGTGGTGCCGTCGATGGACAGTTTGTAGTAGCTGCACGCGGTGCTGTATTTGTGTTGGGTGTCATCGCCGAGCTTTGCATTGCCCATGTCGATTTCCTTGTGGCGCCCGCGCACCACAATCTCAACTGCCGTTACGTCGCCGGTGTCGTCGTTTTGATACGCACCGGCGAAACGCAACTGCACGCCGTTGTGCTTCGCATTGCCGTATTGCTCCAGTGCCTGCTTGATGATGCCGCCTGCGGTCCATTCCAGCGTGATGGCTTCATTGCCAAAATCGACGGACACCGGGCCGGTCATGCCGGCGGCGCGGTACTCTTCCATCTTGCGGGACAGCTTCGGCAGTGTGATTTCGGGAACCATTCCCAAATACTTCTGACCGTCATTGAACAGCAAGAATTGTTTCAGTTTGGCGGGTAAGGACATGTCGTTCTCCTAATTGTGTAGATCTCATCCCGGCCACTAGGACCGGGGCTGCGTGAAGGATCAAGCCGCGATGCGGGCTGCGAAATCGGCCAGATAGCGGTCGGTGATGCGTTGATTGAGCATCAGATTTTCCAGCGGTGGAACCGGTGTGTAGTCGTAGTCGATCGCCAGCTTACCGGCCTTGAGCGTTTCGGGGCTGTTCGCTTCTTCGTCATACCAGGCGCTGCCGTCGATGATGTATCGGCCTTTCAGCTCACGGAATTTGGCATTGATGCTTTCGATGATGTCCCGGATCATGCTTGGCGTGAGCGGACCATCCACGATTTCAAACTGTGCTTCAGCCATGGTGTCGGCCAAGACCTGTGCCGTGCGAGTGTAGTTTTCGAACGGGAAATAGCCACCGGGATTTTCGCAAGTTCGCGAACCCCAGAAGCGGTATCCGCTGCGGTTGATTAGGGTAGTGACTTCGCTGGCATTGAGCAGGCCGGCGTCGGTAGCCGGATCTTGCAGGTCCCAGAACACATCACGGCTAATGCCGGTCGGGCCGTTCAGCACCATATTCGACAGCGACTTATGCCAGCCGACTTCCTCATCGATCTTCGCGCGCAGACCCAACGCAAACGCCGTAGCCGGCATCACGATGGATGAGCTGGACACAGTATCCCAGCCGAGAAAGTCAGGCCACAACATCATCAGTTCGCGCTGACCGAACTGCTTACGATAGAGCAGCGCGTCTTCTTTTGTCTCGGCTCCCGCTGCTGTCACGTAGGCGAAGCCACGCAGACTCTGTGCAACAGACGCTAAGGCGTTTGCAACGGGCTGCGAGTCGAGTCCGGGCGCACCAAGGATGCGCGGTTTCACGCCCAGACTATTCTGCGCAGCCAACAGAGCTTTGACACCGGTGTATTTGCCCTGCGCCGTGACGCCGCCGACCACATTGGAAGTGGTCTCGGCATCTGTTGCGCCCTTTTCAACGCGGACGACGATGGTGAGCGGCTTGGTTTGGCTGCCAATGGTTTCCAGCGACTGGGCGAGCGTGCCGGTATCGCCAGCTTTTCCCGCCGACGTGTTGACGTTGGTCAGCATGACCGGCGTATTCAGCGGGAATGTGTCAGGATCTGCATCGTCTGCGACGGCCACCATACCGATGACAGCGGTAGAAACGGTACGGATGGGGCGGGTCCCTTCGTTGATTTCAACGACACGGACGCCATGGTGGTAATCGGTTGGCATGAGGTGCTCCTATGGTTGGTGGTGCGAGTGAACAGAGAGGCCGACTTACGCCAGCGAGATAGAGAAAACAAACGGCAGGCGCCACACAGGTCCCCACGGTTGCGGCAACCACTGCTGGGCGCTTGCGTCGTAGCAGTTCCATGCTTTCCAGCCGAATTTGAATTGCAAGCCGACACGCGTGATGTGCACACTGAAATGGCCGTTGGCGACCGCCACAAACGTTGTGGCGTCACTACGAACCACGCGCCAGTTAGCAGGGGCGAACTCGACGCCCAGGACCCAATAAGAGAATCCGTAGGCTCCATTGCGATACAGCCAGCGGACGCGATTCCAGTACGTCGACGGTCCGGTAATCGATCCATCGATCATGCCCTGGTCAAGACCGGCGTCGAAGGTATCGAACCACGCAAGCCAGCGCGGCAATTTGTAGGCCGACTGGACCACGCCGCGATTACTGAATTGAACAAGTGCGGCAAACCGTGGCGCCCACCAATTCACAAGAATTGCTGCGATCACCCAAGTAACGAATAGATCGATCAAGGCAAAGATCGGATAAGTGGCGGCATAAATGAGAATCATGGTTACTCCCCTGCTGTTTCAGACACCGGCACCCACTTGTTGCCGTCGAAGCGCCAGTCGCCTGGCTCCAGATCGAAATCAACGGCTTCCTCGCGCTTGAGGTCACCTGGCTGGTTCTCCTCAGCGAAACCCCAGGATTTCAAAATGTTGGTATTGGGGTCGCGAAATGAATTCTTCATTAACAATCTCCGTTTGGAACGACATAGCCGATTACGTCAACGTACGCACCGCCGGACTGCCCTTGAGAAACGGTGTACTTGAACGTCTGCCCAGCATCGAGAGGAATCTCGATAATGGCAGTCCCCTGTTGTGCGGTGTTCGCCACATTGATGACAAACTGAATCACCGTCACATCCATTGCGCCGAACGGATAGATATCCATACCAGCATTAAAAATGGTGGCGCTGCTTATCTGAAGCAAGCAACGGAAAATCGTGCGCACTTGATTTGCCGGCGTGTATGTTGAACATGAGACGAGCGCAGGACTTCCCGTGGAGCCGTTGCTGAGTACTCGCATACTGGCGCTTGGAAGGCAGTAATAGATCTTGCTACCGGTGACGACCATTGCGGTTATGGTGCTTGCGCCCTGGTATCGAATCGTGGCGGCATAGCAATAGAACTTAAATCCATCCGGCATGACTGGCACCGAGGAAGACGCACTCCAGATCAGTTGCAACGCCTTCGTCGTCGGATTGTAGATATAGAAAATGTGAACGAAATTTGTGGCCGTAAATGCTGCCACCTGATCGCGACCACCAGCCACCGGCCCAGCCAACGATACGTCGACGGTCAGCGTTCCCGGCTGTAGCTTGGTCAGCAACTGACCATTTTCAGGATTGCGCAAAACCACTGCGAGCGCGGTAAGGTCAAATTTTGTAGTTGGACTGGCAGCATTGTTGGCGCCAATCAGTCCTACGACTCTTGAAAGGCCGATGCCATCAGCCAATTGATCTGCTAGAAAACTCACGTGGTGACTCCTGAAATTTGAAACGCGTCTATGCCTGAAGCTGCGCGACCAGGGCATCAATCTTGTCCTGTACGGCGCGCATGGCACTGTTGTCGCCGTCGATCACAAACTTGCGCTGTGCAGCGGGCTGTTCCTCGGCCTCGATCTTGGCTATCTGCGCGTAGATCTGTGCATTGGCCTGGGCTTTCACCTTTTCCTTGTCCGTGGTCCATTTCTTACCGGTCCATTTCGGATTTTCTGGTGGCACCAGCGCGGTCAGTCCGCGGTCAGAGGGCATAATTCCAAGGTCAGTAAGTGCTACTGGTTGGCCGTCTGCCGTACTGAAATACATCCCTCGGTTGTCGGCCAATTCGCGCCAAGCACCGGCACGGTAGTCACCGACCACCTTTCCTTCATCGTTAAGGAATGCTGCGACGTGACCGGGTGTAATTGGTGGCGGAGCGTCGGGTGTTGCGTAG